CCTGTGCAGGCTGCATCTGCAAGAACCCAGAGTTCTCCATTGCTGGTGACACAGGTTGAGGCTGTGGTGGTGGTGGCAACAACTGCTCAATCTGCTGCACACCCATCGCCTCGTACATACGGCGATACGCCTCGTACATGCCTTGTGGCCCATGGATCTGCGGGTTCGACTGGACCATTTGCATCATCTCTTGAGCAAGCATAACGCGCTGGCTCATGGAGAATATGTTCGGGTCAGACACAGGAATGATGTCGATACGATCATCAAAGTCCTGTGCCAACAACTGCTGCTGCCCACTAGCGATCTGGTATGGATACGCCTTGATCGGTGACTCTTTGATCACTCGTGCAAGTATGTTGAACTCCACGCGCTGGCTGTAATGCATTCGCTTGTGTATCGCGCTCATCACTCGACTACCGCGCTCAAGCAACGCAATCGTTGTGCCTACAGGCGCCTCTTGATTGCCATCACCAATCTGCATGTCACCAACAGAAGCGAAACGACGGCCTGCTTCAACCAACATGCCCAGCAACTGCAACAGTGTGCCGCTTGGTTCTTTGAACGGCAGGGGCATCAACGCATCGCGCAATGACCCACCAGGCGCATCCATGTCTCTGAACTCGCCAGGTTGCAATGGAACATCGTTGTCTCGTATACGAATGCCACGAGCCTTAAATCCTGCAGGCAAGTTCGCCAACGTACCGGCATCAATCAACTGACGCAGAATAGAAGTGGCCGCTTGAGACAAGCCACCAATCATGTGGGTCAGACCAAAACCGTAAAAACCAACACCTGGCAGAAACTTATAGTGAACAAAATAGTCAATGCGACGGCGCATAGCATCGTCTTGCTTGTAGTTCCTGCGAACAGAAAGGATAGTGCTCTGCTTCGGTAGTAACGTGACGATGTACGGTAGTTTGATGCCCGTTTCTTCGCCTTGAGCATCGACATCTTCAAACCCTGGAATGTCCAACTCAACATGAACCTCCATAACCTCGGCGTCGTAATCGTTTGAGCTACCAGATGGCTTAACGCCTTGTAGTTCATCAATCTCTTCCTCAATGTCACTAGCTGAATATGTCGAGTCATCAGACTCGCCACTGACCTTTGTCTTGCGATAAAAACCAGCCTGCTGAAGCTTGCGGACCTCGTTCATCGACATGTCAATTACATGCGTGATACGAACCGCATCATCAAGACTCGTGGTGCCATAAGGCACAATCAGCTTCTCAGACGGGATGAAACGCGATACAGGACGGCCTAGCGACTGATCAAAGTGAACCTTACGGAACGCACTGCCAGACAAAGGCAAATAGAAAAGTAGTTGGTCTGTCTCAGGATCGTATTCTTTCATCTCCTGAGTGATCAGATAGTTCATGAACTCCTGCACACGAGCAGCCTGAAGGTCAGTCTGGGGCGTTCCCATACCCATGACCATCGTCTTAACAGGCCCGCCAGAAGGCAACATCTCTTTGTAAGCTTGTGCTTGGAACTGCGTGACAGACTCAGCCAAGAGGGGGTGAATGACGCCAGAAGCCCCGTCAAAGGGTTCTGTGCGATCTTCAAACTTCATACCTAAGAACTTCAAGCCCTCGGTGTACTGATCAATCCACTCTTTGCGCGATGACTTATCGTCATCAATATCACCCATCAAGTCAGAGTAGATTCGGCCTAGATCCGCTTGATCAATAACCTCTGCAAGGTTGGCGTCAAACGCAAGAGGAGCCTCCATGTCAAGATCGCCTTCACCAAAGACCATGGTGCCATCGTCCATCATCATGGCATCTTCATCGTCCATGTCATCAAACATCAGGTCTTCATCAGAGCCCTCAGAAAGCTGAATCTCTTTTGAACTGTTTTCGATATCAAGTTCATCGATATCAACGTCATCTACACCGCGCTCTATAGCCATGGCTCGCCCTTTCTGAGTTCGTCTCAGTCTTTGTCTGCGTACAGATTATCGAAGATACGGTTCACATCTAGCGTGTAATCCAAGTCCGACTTGCTGTAATGAATATGCTGTGACGGCCTAAAATCAGGGGCGCCATCACCAGTCTCAAACCACGCAGGATGCGTCACCCTCACCCTGTTGTTTGGCAAAGCTACTATATTCCCAGTCCACTCGCCAGCATCAAGTAACTCCATCACATGCGATTGCTTGTGCTGTGCAGGATCATCAGCGATCTCATTCTCAGCATAATCCACAGTGAACAAGTACTTCGCGGGGTACATTTCCCCACCAATCTTGGCCATCCAGGGGCACGGCGTTGCGCGATCTAAAACGTATACAGCATGAGTGTGAGAAGAACAGTCCCAAGGCTGGGCATCATGTACCGCCATGGGGACTGGCCACTCCTCAAACGGCGTATCCGCGACCAAAGCGGTGATTGGCATTCTTGCCCACATGGCTCCACCATGAACATTCGGTTCGTCCTCATCATCGTCAGTTTCACACCCAGTGAAAATAACCTGAAAACTGAGGCATCTCGTAGGCATCGTAGTTACAGCAATAACCATCGCGTGTAAAAACTCGCCATGGTATTTCTCGTGATTGTGTGTGTATTCCCGTCTCACCCACGCTTTGAAGTGTGGGATGTTGCTTTGTAAGTATGGCAATTAAAAAATGTCCTTAGCATAGTCTATTGCCCGTTCAACAAAGCCTGGCGGTTCTTTTGGTTTCGCCGCAGGGGTTGGAAGCCTGACCCCAAGTTCCTTTTGTTTTTCAGGCGTTAAATAACCTCTGATATCGTCTTGCAAGTCTTCAAGCTCATTTAGACGAGTTCTGTCTGAACCTATGGGATAGTAACCATAGATCTCCAATAGATCATCTCTTCTTTGCTTGTCTTCACTGGTGGTTGGATTTTTTTTGGCCAAGGCATCTAGGTAATAGTGCCCTTCGCGCACAAGATTTCTGAGCCTAGAGCGTTGGTCTTTAAGGCTCTCATACTCAACGCGGCCCATCACAGAGTCGCGGTCAGCAAGATCCATCTTCTGATTTACCTCTTCAAGCATCTCTTCCAAGAAGGGCAGGTTTTGACCTCTATGGAATAGCTCATGAGACACGGTGTCTGATGTTTGATCTAAATCACCAACGCCATAGTTCTCTATTGTTTTTGGACTGGTTGCTTGAAAGTACCTGATCTCATCAGGCTTGGGGTAAGAGCCTTGGTAGAAATCAAGACCCATTCCTTGATCTATCCGCCTAGCAACACGATTAGCGTCTGCTTGTGGCAAGTAGTATGAACCGGCGGTGGTTGAGACGTATTGCTCTTCACCACCTCTCGGCATGCCTTTAGGCTTGATAACAGCGCGTCGGCCTTGTGACCCTTCCTGATCACCTTGGCCTTGCATGCCCAGATAAGACATTAAGCCATAAAGGCCGCCATAGCGGAGGTCTTCGGGAAGACGGGTCTGAATCTCATCCTCAAACTCAATGTCAGCCATCTGCTCAGATGCCGCACGAGCTTCCTCAGACAAGGCATCCCGCAGCAGGTCTTCTATCCCCACTTGGCTTCCCACTTGGTGCTCTTAGCGCGCTTATTGGCCATGCCGCCTTTGGCTCTCTTGATAGGAGAATTGGATGGCTTGATGCCACGCTTCTCCATCTCCGCACGACCAACACGGGTCATCAACTCGTTTATGCCTGCCGTAGCTGTACCAACACCAGTCGCGCCCGCAACAACACGGTTGCGAGTCTTCTTCGCTGAAGTCGCTGCACGCTCACGATCAGCAATCGACGGGCCTTTCTGATCCCGCATGTATTTCGGAGTGGGCTGGTTCTTAGAAGCCTCTTGCGCTTTCTTTACAGCAGTCTTTCCATACTTCTTGATCGCAGCCTCAACACCCTTCTTGGCGATGAGGGCTATGATAGGAAAGAGCGGAGCAGCCATTACTTCATCGCCCTGCCGTAACCGCGAGTGGCCGCGCCTACACCGCGTGGCTTAGTAGCCTTCTTTGAAACAGCGCCACCCATAGAGTAGCCCTTCTTCTTCATAGCGCCGCCCTTGGCCATGCCCTTAGACTTCATCATGCCGCCCATGGCTTTTTTCTTAGGGCGAGACTTACCAGGCAAGAAGTCAATCGCGCCACGAGCGCCACCAAACTTACCGTCCTTACCCAAAAGAACACGACGAAGAAGACCAACCTTCTTAGTAGCAGGTTTCTTCGCAGAAGAAGCAGAAGAGGCAGGCGCGGCCTTCTTGGCCGTAGCTGCAGTAGGACGCTTGTTAGTAGCACGCCACTGCTTCATGTACTGAGCTTGCGTAAGACCAGTCTTCTTCAACTGATCAGCAGTAACGTTCGCCTTGCCACCACGGATCGTGAACTCTTTACCAACACCAAACTTGGGCTGAGCCTTGCTAGAAGTAGATTCCTTAGACCCCTTGGATGCCGCAGGTGCTGCAGGTGCCGCTGTTGCTGCCGCAGCTTTTGCCGAACCCTTGCCGCGTGGGTTACGGTTTTTCTGAGGCTTGAGACGAGCAGCCTTCTTGCGCTCAGAAAGACGAGCAGTAGATTCTTCCATCTGCTCCTTGCGCTTAGCAGCTTTCGCTTCACGCTCAGCCTTTCTCTTTGCATTCGCCTCATCAACTTTAGAACCAAAAGAAGCGCGCTCTTTACGCTTCCTCTCAGCTATCTCTTCACCAGAAGTAAATAAAGAATTTTTTGCTGCAGTCCTGCCAGTACGTCCATTTGCCATGTTTGTTCTCCTTTCCCCATAACGTATGTTCGTGGGGGATGCCCGTATGGGGGCTTAATAATATGCGCGTTGTTGACGGTATACTTCCTCTTCCTCCTCGTCAGAATAAAGATTAATGAAGTTACCTTGACGGAATCTTAATATCGCCTGCGTCGTAGTGTCCACATAATCATCGTGCGGTGCAAACGGAAATGCAGCACACTCCTCAATCACCTCGTCCGCAAATACACGGTCAGGCGCCCATACCATACCAGCCTCAAACACAGGGCTAACAGCGTGTACACGCGACATCTTGTCATTACCCCTAGATGGCCGGTAATTCACCACAGGGATGCCCATAGCCCTCAACTCGTGCGTCAACGGCGTGCCACTCGCCTGAGCCTCAATCAAAACCATATCCGGCTGGTATTCCGAATACTGCTCCTGGGCAATCGCCTTCAACTCAGGGAAATCCCACCGACCCTTCTGAGCATCCAACAACACAATCGCGTCACCACCGCCCTCAGTCGGCTGAAATACGCCCCAGGTCGTGATCGCGCTGTAGTCAGCCGTCTCCTTCTTGGAAAACGCCGTGTCATAACTCTGAATCACATAGTGACAGTTAGGCGGCTCGTCATGCTCCCACAACTGCCACCAATCTCGCTTGATAATCGCACCCTCTTCCGACGTAGGGTTCTGCTGGTACTGGGCATTCCACTTAGATACAGGAATCGACGCCTTTACAGACTCCAATTCCTCCTTCTTCCAGAACTCAGGCCACAAAACATTGCCCGAATCCTCGAAAATGGCCGGTAACTCAACCACCTCCCACTGATCCGAGTGACTCTCCGTCTGCCGATTCAACAACCTTCCCGTCAAATCCGCCGTATTCCACCGAGTCATCACAATTACAATCGCACCACCAGGCTGTAAACGCTGACGGGGGCCAGATGTGTACCACTCGTAACAAGAATCCAACAAATTAATCGACATCGCGTCCTGCTCAGAGTGCGGATCGTCAATGATCAGCAAATCTGCACCACGCCCCGCTATCGCACCACCCACACCAGCCGCAAAATATTCCCCACCCTTGTTCGTTTGCCACTTTCCAGCACTTTTTGAGTCGGAGGCCAAGGATACCTCGCCAAATATTTTTGAGTACTCGTCTGAATCCATCAAATTTCGCACCTTACGGCCAAAATTGATCGATAAGTCAGCCGTGTGCGTGGTCTGCATGATCTTCATGTCAGGCTTCAAGCCCATCGCCCACGACGGAAAGTAAATCGACGCGAACTCAGACTTCGTATGGCGAGGCGGCATGTTCACAATCAGCCGCTTCAACTCACCCTTGGCAACACGGGTCAGCTTCTCCGCAATCAAACGGTGGTGATCGCCCTCAATGAACCCAGGCCAGATGTAGCGAATGTACTCCATGAACGAGTCCTTCGCCTTGTCTTGCGTCTCCAGCAGCGATAACCGCTCCTGAAGCATCAAAATCTCTTTCATCTCACCTTCAGAGAGGTGACTCAGGTTGGGACTAGCCATTTGAGTTTTTCATAAGATTATGGGTGGTGAACGTTATATATACACTAACACTATACGCTGTGCTGTACAGGGGGGGATGGGGTCGCGACAAGTCGCGGAC